CCTGCCACCAAAATGAAATGAAATTATCGCAGCAAACAGAGCCTGGGTCTCGTCATCCCACAGCTGGTCAGCCATGTCTTCAAAGCTCACGTTAGTCGTAAAGCCGTGGTAGACCAGGGCGCAATCGATCGCCACCAAAAGCAAGAAGAACCCATAGGTAATCACCGGGCGCACGCTGGCCCGGAAGTTTTTCATCCACTGGCTGGTGCCCTCGTTTAAAGCGGTGTCGTGGGCATAGATGGCCTGCATTTCGGCCTGCTGGGCGGCGATTAGGGAGACCTTCTCGTTGGACTTGGTCTCAATCTCCAGTTGCTGGGTATGAATGTTCTCAACCCGTTCCTGCGCCTCAAAGCCGAGTTTCCGCATCTCCAACTCGCGTTGAATCTGTAGTTGGGCCAAGGCCATTTCATGTTTCTTATCACTGCGGTCTTGCAGGAAGTCCAACAGTTTGGGTAAGCCGCCCATCAGGAACGAAATCAGGGTGGAGAATAGTGTCAGCATTAGTAACTCTTTTTGGTTAACATGGATGAAGCGATGGCCATAAGGGACTGGATGTCCTCTATGCTCTCAGGTCGATCTTTGAACCCGATGGTAATTTGACCGATGAAACGTGTTGCGTCCGGTGGTACAGAGATTCGACAACCGTAGGTGACACCAACTTCGACGTACCACAGGCCGATTTCGCTTTGTGGCTTATGGTAATCGCCGCATGGCGTCTCTCCTGCCATGAGCTTAACAACGTCTGCGTTATTGTTGGGATTTTGGGTAAAGAGACCGACATCGATGCCCTCCAGTCTTTTATCTCGTCCATCCTTGGTAAATGCCCGGTACAGGACGCGAGTACCGAACAGGGGGTTAACCTTGAAGATTGCCACGGTATGGGCACCGCCGTACTTGATTAGCACCGCCGCAGCATCCTCGACCCGGGCTTCATTGATGCTCGGCAGCTTCTGGCTTTCCTTGTAGGCCCCGACCAACAGCTCTTGGTTGGCGTAGACAAACCAGGCGCAGAACCCAAAGATGAACATGATGAGCAGGGCAATCAGCTTGAACGGGCTGTCCACGTAGGTCAGCACCCTGTCCAATACCCCCAACGCCTTGTCCTGCTGCTCACTCACCTGTCGCACCTTTCAATCAAGTGTCGGTATTTGCCGATTTTCTGCGTGATCCGTTCGTTCTCCAGTCTAAGTTTGTGCATATCGATGTACATGAACATCATCACCGGCAACATGATTGCGAACAAAAACGCCATAATCGTCATACCAACCAAACCCCCAATCGACTCTTCTGGTGCAACATCACTGACCAGATTAGAGCGACCAGATACGCCAACATTACCAGAACGATTACCACCTCCAGAACCACCTCTTGCATTTGATCTAACTTGACCCTGCGTTGCCATTCCAGTTCCCTTTGCATCTGCTCGGCCAGTTCCATGTCCCTTTCATGCTCTTGTTCCAACCGGAACAAGGTTTGTTCAAAGTCTGCCCAGAATCCTCCCGGCAAACCAAGCTCGTAGATGATCATGTTGCGCAACTGTTCGTACTGTTGCTTCAGCTCCATCTTACGAGCCACCTCTTCAAACGCCAGAACCTGTAAGGACTTATCCTTGGGTGGGTTCTTCTTGACCTCCAGCTCCGCCTTCTTTAGCGTTTGCGTGTGCTCAAGTACCTTGCCAACGTGCTGGGTGACCTGACTGGTCAGATCGGCTACTTCTCTCCCCGCCGCCTGAGCCTCCTTGACCAGAGCACAAAGTTTGCGAACGCCTGAGATAGCGCCCGAAACCATTGTGAAGGCGGTGACGGGGTCCACATCACATTAACGCAGCAACGTCAGGGTTTGCGGCCAGAAAGGCTTTCAGTTTGTCCACGGGATTGACCTCCTGAGCTTGAATCTGGGCTTGCTCGGCTTCCCATGCTGCCTGCTGTGCCAAAGCCTGCTCGATCTCTTCTGGCGTCAGATCGATAACAGTCTGCTCGCCGGTCATTACATTGACTTCAATGCGTTGCATGATTCACTCCCAAAGAAGGTTGATCGATCCGGCGTCGAACGCATCGGTGCCGTTGACTGTTGTAAGGCGCAGGGCTGTAAGCGTGGCTCCTAAAGAAATTGAGGCCCCAACAGTGCTAGTAATACCGATATCGCTCAAACCAACAGCGCCCATTGCGGTCCAGACGTTTGAACCCATGCTGGTTATGATCACGGAACCGGAGCGAATGTTTGCCGCCGATGACGCCGAGATACCGATACCGGTTGTAAAAGTTCCGCCACCGCCACCCGAATACCAAAACGTCCCAACATAACCACTTGTAACATAGGTCGGTGTAGCTCCTGTACCCAGTTGAATCTGTAAACTGCTTGTTCCGTTCGTGCTCACTCCCTGAAACATCACCGTGATCCGCTTGACCCAAGACGGGATGCTGTTGAAGTTGATCGCCGTACCAGAGGTGGTTGCTACGGCAGTACCAGAAGTGATAACGCTCGATGCCATGGAACTCATAACCGCGCCGGTAATCGTCTTGTTCGTCAGCGTCTGAGTATCAGTCGTTCCAACACCCGCACCAGCCGTGTTTGCTGTACCCCCAGATGGGTACGTGACGCCAGATGATCCAGAAATAGTGGTTGGCATGATTGCTCCTTATTCGTACAGAATGTTGACCGAGCCAGCGTCGAAAGCTCCAGACGCCACAGATAGTCTTACCCTATCAAGCGTACCGCTAAGAGTTTTTACGCCAGTAGTATTGACGGCAATCAGGGTGGATGTTGGATTGGTTCCCACCCCGTTAGCAACCCACTTATTTGCTGAAATCAATGTAATTACCATGGTGCCAGTAAGACTGATGGCTGCACCAACAGGGTTTCGGAAATCAAATCCAGAAGATAGTGCGGTTCCAGCTACTCCAGTAGAAGCCATACTCATCGTCGTCCCAACGTATCCAGTAGTTTCTATTCCTCCAGAAGTTCCAAGTTGTACAGAGATGACGACCCCCGCAGTCTCGGACACCGATTCAACCATCACAGTGATCCGCTTGACCCACGACGGAATGCCAGTGAAGTCCTTGGACGTACCAGAAGTGGTTGCCTGCGACGTTCCAAGCACCAACTGAGACCCAGTGCCGGTTCCAGGGACAGTTTCAGATGGATACCACGTTGTGTTTGCCAGTCGGTACACATAGGCCGCTGCCGCCTGTGCAGGTAGGAATGTAACTGCACCTGAAATGCTCTGGCCCGTGTTGCCCTGAAGAGTCAGTGCAGTAATCTGTTGGCTGGAGCTGAACGTAATGACCATACCATCCGCCGGAGCGGCGGGCATCGTGATCGTTCCGGTTGCCAAAGTTCCCGCAGGAACCATGAACAACATCTGTGTACCAGCCGCAAAGGTGTAGCTGAAGCCCGTCGAGGGCGTTTGGTAGTCGTAGGCTTGGAGGACGCCGTTGGTCCCGTCAACTTTGATTGGCATGTTTGCTCCTTATACAGACAAAGCGCGAAGCTCTGCCGTGGTGGTACAGGCGTCAGCCAGATTGGTGATGTCACGCAGTCGCTGTTTCTCGGCAACGATTGCCGCCGTGTCTTGGCCCTGCTCCAGCGCCTTCATATACAACACGTCTTGGGCTTGAAGCAACGGAGTGCGTGCGGTGCGTAGACGCTCCTTGGTCAGCGACTTGGCTTTTTCAAGGTTAACCGAAACCACACCGTCTTGGAGTTCCCATGCGTCGAAGAAGTCGTTGTCGGCCTCGGGAAGCGTGTCGGCATCAACAATGATCGAGTGCTCAGGAGTGTCCTTGGCCTTGGTTGACTCGATGTCCAAATCACCAGTCGGCGTGCAAATAGACACACCGCCCATTTCATTTGTGAAGATGATTACTTGATTCATGTCGGTTCCTAATTAACGGAAAACTTGTACACAGGTGTAATCAGAATCAGCAATCAGATAACCTGTGCAAGTGTGCGAAATAAAAGCACATTGTGAGGTTGTCCACAAAACCCCCCCAGTGTCAGTTGACCCTCTTGGTGTAACTGCCCAATCTGCGTTGTTTGAAGGTCGCCGACCATTGGCCGCAACGGAATAATTTGTATCAGGGAGTGAGTTTGTGAAGTTTACAGTGTAATTCCCAGCCGCATTGCGCGTGACACTGCTGACGTTAAAACTGGCGTAAATTGCCCCGGTTGAACCAAGAAAGTTCACCCACGCCCGAGCGGTCTGGCCACCAATACTGCCCGGCGTAACCACTTTGGCGACCGTGTAGAAAGTAACAGGGGCCGCAGACAGCGTAGCGTTGGCGTTGGCGCTCAACGTAACCGCCGTTCCTACGATGGTGCTCACCGTGGTTCCGGGCGTAATGCCCTGCGCAACAACGTACATACCAGCCACGATGTTTGTAGCACTGCCGACCGTCATTGCAGTGGTTCCAGATGTCACAGTCGCCGTGGTGTTGACGCCGGTAATATCAGCCGCTGTTGCGGCGGAGGATGTGATGTCGGCTGTTGTTGCAATCGTACCTGTTTGCGCTGGAAGCGTCAGCGTGTAACTGTTGTTTGAGTTGGGGGAGGCAATGGTAAAAACACCAGTCCCTGCCGCGTTTCCTGAAATTGCTACTTGAGACATGCTTGCTCCTTTAAACGACGGTCCACACGCTGCCGGTGGGCACGGTGACGGATACGCCTGAATTGATTGTGATGGGACCAAACGTACCAGAGTTTTGCCCAGACGGGATGCTGTAACTTGTGGTCACGATTTGCCCGTTGTTATAGAACACTTGATCCAAGCCACCGCCACTTGCGCCGCCACCACTTCCGCCTCCTGCAATTTGCACAAAGTCCGACCCGTTCCACGCCACAACAGAGGAGGAGCTTGGGCGGATTACAGCACCGGTGGTTGGAGTAGTTGGGCCCCCACGGATATACAGAAGGTTGTCGGTCTGGTTAATGACCACATAAATCTTGCTCAGTTTTGGAGCATTGATATATCGCGTGATTGTGGCTGTAATTGTGGTTGATGTAACTGTCTGTGATGCGCTAACAGTCCAAGTTGAACCGGCACCAGAAACAACTGTAGTGCCGTCGGTTACGCCTGACCCACTCAATGTCTGCCCAGCTCTGATAGCCCCGCTACTTGTGGAGCTTACCGTTAGGGTTGTGCCAGAAATAGACCCCACAATTACCGCACCGGGCGTACCAGTGGCGATCAGAATTGCATTCCGCGCTTCGTTTGGTTGTCCATTACCATCCGTGGTGAGCGTCCAATCAGAAGCCGAGACATCTACAGTAGACGCTTTGGCAATTGAATCTTCAACAAGCTGAGTTAACTGAGTGTTAACGGTTGAGCCCCAAACGTTTGTCAGTTCGCCCGTTACAGGGAGAACAAGACCGAGGAGGGTGGTGTATGAAGATGGCATTTTGATTTACCTCATGTTATTCTATAGATCGTTTAGACAACCGTCCAGACTGAACCAGTGGGAACTGTGACGGTAACCCCGCTGTTTACAGTGATTGGGCCTGCGCTCATGGCATTCTTACCCGTTGTGATGGTGTAGTTTGCCGCAATGGTTGTGTCGTTTTCCACAAGTCCGGGGGCACCAGTTACGGCTCGCCCAGCCGGATACACGACAAAAACGTCTTTTGTGCCCGCGCTAAAAGTGACCAAACTGCCGGAGTTGCTGGATGCCAAAACCGTGGTACGGCTCAAGGTTGTACCGACGGACGTATAAGTTCCAATCCCAACCTCCCATTGCGAGGAAGTCTGGCCAGCAATACAGTAATACGTGTCGTTGGCATTGCCAATGGCGGAAAACGACTGGTAACCCGTAACCGCGCCAAGGAGCGTCACCGTACCCGTACCGGTGGTTGTGGTGGTCTCTTTGACCCTATCTTTGACTACAAATGCCATGTCATGTCCTTATGTCGCTGTGTCCACCAACTCCCAATCAGTCTCTTTACGGGAGTTAATTACGTCCCATGACGTGCCCTCGGAGCTGTCTACGTTGACCCAGCCGGCCTGCGCGTTGGAGTTGATTGGAACCCATGATGTTGCCTCCGACGTATTCACATCAACCCAACCCGGGTTATCTGGCGTTGGAATTGGCACCCACTGCTGGTAAAGGTCCCCAACGATACCCTGTGCAATAACCCCGATTATGGCTCGGGTGGTGTAAATTCCAAATACCCCAACATCACCTTGAGCGGAAACGCCGGAAATAGATACAATCTTGGTGAACTGAACATCCCCTGCGGTGCCGGTAGCTGATACCCCGGTAATTGGCTGCAAATAGGTATAAGCAACAGAGCCAACAGTGCCCGTTGCCGAGGTGCCAGAAATGGCGACCGTCCGAGAGGAGCCAACATTACCAACGTTACCCGTAGCGGAAACCCCGTCATCTTGCTCCGACGTAAAAGGAGTAACCGCCCCAACACTGCTGGTGGCCGACACCCCGGACAACCGCTGACTTGCTGTTACGTCACCAACTGCCCCAGTAGCAGAAACGCCAGAAATGGCTGTAGTTTTAAAGAATGTAACGCTACCGGCACTTCCGGTTGCGGACACTCCAGTTAATGCTTTAGAACTAGATACGGATATGGAACTAACTGTCCCGGAAGCGGAAACACCCGTTAACGGCTGGCTGGCTATCACCGTGCCAACGGAGCCAGTCGCAGAAACGCCAGTAAGTGCAACAGTGCGTGTTACACCAACAGTACCAACGGAGCCAGTGGCCGTGACTCCGGTCAGGGCTTCGGTCCGACTAAAGCCGACAGAGCCAACAGAACCAGTGGCCGTGACTCCGGTCTCGGCAATCGTAGTGGTGGCCTTAACCGATCCGACTGAGCCTGTTGCAGATACCCCGGTCAGGGCTTTGGTGTTGGACTTGCCAACAGTACGGACCGATCCAGTCGCGGAAACACCGGTCTCGGCAATTGTGGTGGACTTGCCAACAGTACGGACCGAGCCAGTGGCCGTGACTCCGGTCTCGGCAATCGTAGTGGTGGCCTTAACCGATCCGACTGAGCCTGTTGCAGAGACTCCGGATAAAGCGACAGTAACGTTCCCGCTCGCTAACGAGCTAAACGGCGCGGCTGAAAACGGGGCGTCACTAAACATGCGCTAACACGGGGTTTCCCCCGTCCCCCGATTAAGCGATGTTGATCAGTGCGGTACCAGCAGCGTTGGTCGGCATCGTGAGAGCAAACGTACCAGCAGTCACAGTCTGCGAGCCAAATGTGTGAACGCTAACAGCACGGTTACCCTGCGTGTTGTTGTAGACCAACACTGCGTCAAAGGCGGTGCTCAAGGTCACGTTGGTGTACGTGAAGCTGGCGGTGGGGGTCGTGTAGCCCGTGGTACCAGAAGTCGTCGGCGCGTTCCAAGATGTGATGGAGATGCCACCAGCCGTGTAGTTTGTGCCCGTCACTTCACCAGTAGCCGTGTACGCCGTGGTAGTAGCGTTGATCGTGGCAGAAGCCAGATACAGAGCGGCTTTGAACGAGTCTGCGGTGTTGATGGTACGCGCCGGGTTTGTGGCGCTAAAGTTGTGATATGCGTTTAACAGCTCGCCCTTGAAGGACGTGGCCATAGCTTGCGTGTTTGGCATTTTAAAGCTCCTTTATAAAGTTAGGCCAGCATTGCGGCAACGCCGTCTGCAAAAACATTTCTCTTCAGCAAGACATGCACCGAACGATGCACCAGCTCGCCTTCGTGCCAGTACTCAACCCATTGCGTGTACTCGTTGTCATTATCAACAACACCCTCACGCTTCTCCAGCAGAGAGTCTTCCATTTCGCCTTTGGTTGTAGTTACTAATGCCATTTTTACCTCACTGGGATAACAGCACCCTCAAACAAATACGTACCTGCGTGACCAAGTCGTACCCAAGGAGCTGCGTGAATTTTAATGCCGTGTTGCCGACATGTATAGCAAAAAGCGTAATCTTCGCTCAGTTGCCGCTTCGTGTCCGGGTCTTTCATCAGGAAGAAGAAACTACTAATCTCAGACTCGCTGGTGCTGTCCACATAACGGTCCACATGGGGGGCCAATGTCTCAAAGACCGACCGCTTGATCAGCATAAAGCCAGTCCCGGCAGCCGACACTTCTACAGGATCGGACGCCTTGACCACCCGTTCGCGCTCTTCGTCCAGAAGATTAATGACTAAATCGCCGGTGTGATTCTGTAGCTCTTGCGTTGGAATGCCAGCCTTGACTGCCATCTCGACCCGCCCCCAGTTGATCTGTTTCTTGGGGTAAATACCCGCAATAACATCTTTGTCAGCCCGGAGCATGGACAGGATGTCGTTCGCATCAAACTTTATGTCTGCGTCGATAAACATCAGATGAGTGAAGTCATGCGCCAGAAAAACCTGAGCCAGCTGGTCCCGTGCACTGGTGATGAGGCTGTTGTTGTAGATGTACGCAAATGACACCTCCACCCCATTTGCCTGCATGAGCGGCGTAATCCCAAGAGACGAACGGGTGTACTCACCGGAGCACATTCCGCCGTACATGGGGGTGGCAATCAACAGTTTCATACCAAACGAATAAGGGCAGACGTGCTGGTGTTTGCAGGCATCTGCACAGTAAATGTCGTGGTAGAGGTTTTGTCAGAACCGAAGTCCAACACACAGACCGCGCCGTTGGCACCGGACTTGTAGATCAACGCGCCTCGGGCAGTGATTGCCGCAGTCCAAGATGGGGAGGAAAAGTTTACGTAGGTAACACTACCATTTGATGTAGTCGCGCTGGACACCGTAGCCGTCACAGTTTGACCCCCAGCGGAGTAAGTTCCAGTTGCCGCTACTTCACCGGTGGGGGTGTATTCGGTGGTGGTTTGGTCCAGCGTAGCCGCGTTGGTGTACAACGCCATGTAGAACGTATCTGTGGAAAGGTTGATCGTTCCGTTGGCCAGCCCAGCCCGCAGAGTGTTGCAGGAGTAATTTCCTGTAAATGCCATTACAACACCCCGTTATTCTGAGGCAAAGGGGCAGTTCTATACTGCCCGTTGCGGTACGCATCACTGCGCTCCAGACCATCGCCCAGACGTTTGGCAAGCCCAAGAGCCTCTTGGTATTTGGCGTTGATGGCCGTCATCATGTCAGCCTCACCCTTCATGTAGGTGTAGGCTTCAACCAACGAGCCATACAACAACACGGTATCAAAGTTGTCGCCAAGCCAAGTTGTACCCGCAGTCACAATTGACTCAGGATAAAAATAGTAATGCAACTCAATGCCGTACACCGCATTAGGTGTCGGGCCAATAATGGCCGACAGTTCGTTGGTCAACACGGGAGGGTTGGCGCTTGTGGTCGTAGGCCCAAACAGACCGTAGTATTTAGGCACGCCGGTATCGCTGGGAGACGGATACGCTTGACGGATGAAGTTCACATCCTTATTCAGTAGGTACTCGTATGTGCCGGTATCAAAGTTTGTGCCAGTCATACCAGTCACGATTGCCATGGAGTAGACCGCAAGGAAGTCGTCTGGCAATGACAGATATTTATTACTAGCCGTGGTCAGGCCCGTCACGTTCTTTCGCAGGGATGGAAATTGCACCGAGTTATAGATGCGCTGTTCCGCCTGCTGAATGAATGTGTTGATGACAGTAGGATTGCTGGAATAGTCAAAACTATTCTCAGCGTAATCCTGAATCGCCGTGACCAACTGGGCGTAATTCATGCCATCGGGCCTCGGGCCATGACGCCTTTAGTAGCCGCACCGGTGCCACGGATTTTAATTTCTCCGTTTTTGTTCACCTGATCTGATGCGGGGTTCCCCATGCTCACTCGACGAGCGGGCATGCCACCGGGAGTAGACTCAACAGCGGACATGCTGTTAGGGTCAGTTGCATATTTTTGAACAGACTGAATGTTCACATTCTTACCACTCATGGTGTGGGGCGGTGCATACGTCGACGCAGGGCCGATCTCTTTGCCGCCCTTTTTCATAGAGAATTTTGCCATTTCAGCCTCCGCGACCGGTGGATTTCTGGTTCATGACGCGAGCCATATTGCGGCCATATTTACGCATGGCTTCGCCAGTTACACCGCCCTTTTTCATGCCCTTGTGCATGCGCTTTTCATGGGCTTTCACTTCTTTATCAGCGATTGCCTTGACTTGTTTTTTGTCCATGTTCGACTCCTTACGTCGTTGATACCGTTACTGTACTCAAATTTACCGTAATTACCAAGTTGTTGGGGGTAAGAACGGCATCAAATTGCGAAGAACCACCGATAGGATTCCAGCCCCATTGGAAGATTCGACTGCCGCCTTCGTTGTACCCATAGCCCGTTGGGCCGGTTCCACCGTTGACGTTTGTCTGTAAACCGCTAAGACCAGAGATCAGATAGCTTCGGTCAGGCCGGGGGTTCCGTACGCCCTGCGGGTCATCCACAGGAAATTCGCCAAGGTGTAACTGCGGTTGGTCAGGGTCCCAGCATTCTGGGCAGACCAGCAACTCATAGTTGCGGCCTTTAATGACCTCCCGCTTCAATTGAGTCAGTTTGTACCGCTGGTCGCAACGGTCGCACTGGGCAATTGAATTTTTACCACTGGCAAACCGGTTACCCATTAGTAGGTACTCCCGATAAACTGTTGACGGGGTACAAACCGAATCGGAGCCTTTTCCTGATCCTCACCGGCGGCAAATTGCCATGCCTCGTCGTACTGTTGCTTGAGCATTGGAAGGCGGTCATATCCCGAAGGGAGCTTACCCGCGAGGTAGAAAGCCAGACCAGCCGCCATACAGGGCACGAAGCGGAAGGGGACATCCATTACATTTACACCACCACCCGCATCTTGCGTGCGGCGTAGACGCCAGTACACAAATTGGTAGGGCTGCGACCCATCAGGCGTGGGCCACACGGTAACGGCCGGAACCTGCATCCAGTACACCGCAGAACCACTATGAGATGCGGCGGTTGTGTTGTCTTGCCCACGGAAACAGTTGTATAGGGTATTCCCTGATATGTATCCGTAGTTAATGATTTCGTTATCAATCTTAACAAACCCAGCGGCGGGAAGGCCAACAACAGAGTCCAGAGTGATTTCGGTGGCGGTTGAGGTAATTGATCCGCTCAAAGACAGTCCGGTCGGGCTTTGCTGTCCGTTGTAACGCTGAATCCAGACCTGAATGGGTCTGGCTTGCTGGAGCTTATTTGGCAGGGTGGCGTATGTGGAGACGCTGATACGAGTGATTGTCAGGTCAGCCTGCGTAGCCGCCACGTTTGCGCCGGTACGGATCACATGCTCAAGCAAGTCAACCGTGTCATTGGGCAGGGCGTAGGTGCTTTGGCCTTGAACCAGATCAATGGTTCCCTGCTCAATCGTCCACATGTTGATGCCACGGTTGGCCCAATCAGCAAACATAATATTTAAACTGCGCCGGGCTGTGCGCAAGTCGTAACCCGTGCGGAGTTCTGAACCAGCACGCTCAAACGCCTCCTCGACCAACTCAGACAGGTCGAGGTTAAATGAGGTGAGTCCGGATGTGTTTGCCATTATCTAAACCCCGCTGTTTTCTTTGCAATCGTTTTGGGCTGTGCGACAAACTGTTTACCAGCCTTTTTGCCAGCACGTTTAGCCTTGGTTGTGGCGGCGTACTCAGCAGGGGATAGGGATTTGATGGCCGCTTCAGGCAAATATCGCTCACCCGTCTTGGAAGACGGTTTGCCAGACTTGGTACGCCACTTTTGCGCCGTCCAGTCTTTTAGCGACTGCTGAGGGTCTTTCACTTGTAGCTCCCACCCCTTGCTTTATATTGTTTAGCCAAAAGTTGTGCTTTTCTCGCGCTCCATTTTCCAGCGCCAGTACCCTGCACGGCTTGCGCTTTGATGGACTCAAACAGCGACTTCCGCATCCCGGGCTTGGTGTAGACGCCAGCCTGATTGACTTTGGATTTGGTCACGCCACCCTTGGCGTACATGTCCACGTCGTTCGGGTCATCCGTGCGATGGATGACCTTCTTCTTTGGCATTTTGGAGGGATTGATGGCCCCCATGCCACGAGAACTCATCACATCACACCTCTGCGTATTTTATTGTTTACGATGCGGCTGATGTGGGATTGTCGAACTCCGTACATTTTTGCCAACTCGGATTGGCTAAATTTGGACGAAAAATACAACCCCTTGATTTCGCAAGAATCAGGTTCACCTTGGTGAACCTTATCCCAGAACCGAGAAGACAAACTTTTCATAATCAGCACATTCTGCCTTTGGTTTTGCCACGCTGGGCAATGCCATCAGCACGGGAGGATGCTGAAGAGACCTTGCCGCCTTTTTTCTTGCCAATCATTTTTGCTTCTTCTGCGGCAGGCTTTTTATCGTCCTCGTACTGATCCCGGTAAATCATGCCGGGAAGAATGCCAAGTGCAAAGCCA